TGCGGAAAACTCGCCCACTTTGTCTGAAATATCTTTGGAAATATCCGCTATTTGCTCGCCGCTAATCCCAAATTGCCGCGTGGCAAATGCTAAGGCGGTAAATTCGCCAGCGCTGACTTTGACTAATCTAGCTAATAGCTCTGTCTCGCGCCTGGCGTCTGCTGATGACTTTACCATTGCCACTGTTGCGGTGGCCACCGTGGCAACCGCTGCCGCAACTGCTGCCGCAACCTTCGTTAGCTTACCTAACGTTGTTACCGTGCCATCAGCTGCCCTGCCAAGTCTTATCATTCTTAGTTCTAGGTCGCTGAGCTCTCGATCGGCGTCACCAGATCTAATTACAATATCGATAAAGCGTTCAATAGCCATTATTAACCCTTATTTATTTTACGGCGCAATTCATCGCAAGTTTGCGTTATGTATTCTTGATCTACCTCATGAATTGCCATGATAAATAAATCGGGTGCGTAACCGTGTGAGCCGTTGTGGTGTTGGTAGTAATGAATGTCACGGTCTTTAATTCGTAATGGCCCGCCGTTTTCCAATCTGCGTTCTAAACTTAAACTTGTAAAAGCATTAAGCAGTGCAAACTGTTTAGCAGTTATCTTGGGCTTTAGCCTGTTAAACTCTTCTAGCTGCCCGCTTTGCTGATACATCATCCTTACTGATTCTTCTGCCGCGCCGTACCCAACCTCAGTTCGATACGCTAGCTCTTTTTTACCTGCTCTACGTCCTCGTCCTTTTTATCGTGGAGGTAGTTTTGATACCTGGCACCGTGATTATATAGCTCGATGTTTGCGCTTTCCCATAGGTCTTCATTTAAAAACACAGAGTTAGCATTAACTTTGTTGAACTCTAAACCCTTAGTGCCTTCGTCATCATCCCAACCAGTGATGCCGCCACCAGCCAACCAGTAAGCAATTAACTTACCGTGATCAATGTCTTTATCATCGAATCCGTAAAAGTGTTCTTTTAATTCCTTCATTTCTTTTTGCTGAGGAATGGAGCCAACGCGCTTGACGTAAAATGTCCCCATGCCATCTAGGTAACACGGTGAGCCTTTTTCTCTTTTTACTGGATCTTCTGCGAATAGTTCAATGTTCATGGTTATTCCAAAATTAGTATCAAGAAATCATAACACAAAAAAGAGGCCTCAGCCCCTTGGTGGTTAGGTGTACTCTAAGTGAATGACCTAAACAATTGAACGGTTACACCTGTGACGTCGTCCTCCTCGCAGGCATACGCCATGTCATTGCTGGCCACAACATTGCTTCCATCACCCATATCGTGCTCAGTAAGTACAACTTGCATCATTTCAATGATCATCCAATTTCCATCGGTAAACTCAATCAAAACAGCCAAGGCAAAGCGAGTACCATTTTCAAACTTGGTTCGCCAGTCAAATGTATTAGAGATCACCGACCTAGTAACCAGTGCGCCTGTTGATTCAACATCGCCGAATGCATATCTTTCACCGACACATGCAGCCGATCGATCGCCACTATAATTGTTGTTGAAATCAATTCCGAATGACTTAACACCACAAACAGTATCAATCGCATCCACATAAATGGTGGTCACGTTGTTGTTAGAGCTAACCACTTCTGAAGTGTCAACAGCGTTATCGGATTGCCCTGATATAGCGGCAGTGCCAGAAACTAAACTTTCAATGTTTAATGCAAGAGTGCCAGCAACAATCCCCGTTTCACCAATTTCAAGTGATCCGGTATTAATTACACCATCAAAAAAAGATCTGAAATCCGTATCCGCTGCCGCTGATTTGTCAAGTGTGCGATTCTGAACCACATAGTATGTGGGGGCGCTACCTGAAGATGTTTTCTCGCTTTCAATGGTTACAGATGCCCCGGCCGCTTCTGTAGCTGGCGGAACTGGCGTAGTTTCAATATCGCCATCACTGTTTTTAACCGCAATTTTATAAAAGCCGTTAATAGTCGTATCAGCGAATCCAAGAATCTGAAACCAATCACCAACAACTAGACCGGTAAAGCCATTGCCTGAGTCAGTAAACCCGTTAGCATCTGCCGCGATAGTTACCTGAGAGACTAGGCCATTATCAACAGGGTCGCCGTGAAGCATCCCATCAAGGTATTTTGCCGTTGATTGATTAAGCTCAAAACCAAGCTCAGACGCAAAGGTAGTGCTTTCTTGAATTTGTTGGCGTGCTTGACGATTTGTCTTTACTTCATTGGAGGTTACATAGGCAATTGTCTTTTTCCCTTTACCTTCTAATCGGCGAAACTTATCAAACACCGGGGATACATCGATCACGCCTTTTACCGTTTGTGGGGAGAGAAAAACGCTTATGTCGTTACCGCTCAACGAGCGATCATTTACAGTGGTACTCATCTTGTCACCTTTGATTTAGTGGCGACATATCGCCAAATGTTAATTTTATTTACTTTACCATAAAAAGGCGTAATTCCTAAAGTACACCTTCCATATAGAATTCTGTTCTGACTTGCATTTTAAACCAAGCGCCGTCTTCAACACCTGCAACTGTGCTTGCTTCCCATGTTTTAGTGTTTCCAAATTCTTGATTGTTGAACAGGTCTTGAATGACTTTAGCGTCGGCTAATTGTGCTTTATCGCCTGAGCCCTTTGGAAAGAATATGTCAACAACGAAAAACCCGAATGTGCGCTGGTATCCATCCGGGGTAACTGTAATTGTTTCATTAGTTAAAACCGTTGCACGCAACCATTTTGTTTCTGATGGGGTAATAAACGATAGGTTAGGCTTTTTAACGGTTGCGTCGGTATATCCTGCCGGTAACCCTGCAAGCAGGCGATCAATTAAATCTGGTTGCGTTAGTGTTATATCATTAGCCATTCTGTACCCTTTGAATTTCTAGCTCAACAAACATAGCTGGCGCTTGATCGCTGGTCCCTGAGTTTAAATCTTCGCCGTATGGCTGATTATTTGAGATGGTCAAGGTGGGCAATTCAATCTCTTTGGCAGTCTCAATAACTGCGATGCCTTCAACCAATGCCTCGCCAGATCGCCTTGAGTCATCAATTGACCGGTCAGGGGCGCCAGTTGAAACAAACCAATTACCCTTAAAAGCCCCGGTATCTTCAGGTGAAACAAAAATTAATCTTGTAAATAATGTTTCTGTTACTAATCTGCTTTCATCATTAATGATGATTCTAAGCTCGTCAGCAATTGATAAATCATTTTCAAAACTCATAAGTTACCACTCCGCCAAAGTGACATCACGATAAGTCATCTTCATTTTCGATGGATAGCACTTACCTAAAACTATTGAGTCGCCTTTTATTTTTGGGTTTCCATCTTCATAGTCAATGTAGGTTACGCTTTTAACTATTAGATTAATTGAGTTTGTGTGCTTAATTTCTTCGCCATCAGCAATTAGTTTAAACTCCCCGCTCATGTCTAACTTATGACCTCTCGCCTCGTCTATTCGGCTTAGCATGAAATTTATTTGATCGCACCCAAGCTCAAAGGTATCACAGTTGGCAACTTCTTTTAGGGATAGCTGTAACTCATTGGGTAAAGCGTCAAAGTGGCGATCAAGTAATTCAATTAATGTTTTTACCTTATCTATGTTTTGAACTTCATATTTATAGATAGCTTTAGCCATTATTTATCCCTCGCTTGAATTATATGAGCCGCATTAGCTGGATCATCACTAACGTTAATGATATTGACTGGCTTACCATTAAAAGTAAGATCAACATTATCGGCCCGAACATCAACAGTTAAACCCTGTTTTAATATCATTATTTGAAAGTCGCCAATTTGAATTTTTTGGCCATCAAATTCTGACTTGTCAAACTCAATGCGAATGCCTTGGGTGTTATCAGTAGCAATAATCGGAGTTGTTTGGGTGGCATAATCAGAATCTCCAAGTTGCTCTAATACTGCGACTTTCCGAAAATCACCGAATACGACATTAAAAAGCCTGTCGGCCATATCTTGGAATTGTTTTTCAGTGGCCATTAAAATTCCTTAGAAGAATTCGACCGTTGCGTTAGCTTGAGTTGTCTGAATTAAGCAACCGTTAGATAACATGTTGGCCGCCTTGCCGTAAGCAGTATCGTTGATGTTATTGGCAAGCGTTGCTGAGTTGTAATTAACATCAAGAGGCCCAATTTTTTCACTTGTAGCCTTTGAACGGTCCGAGCTTGGATCTACCAACGCCACAAAGTGTGCTGATAGTTGCAATTCTATTTTCGTCAATAAAGCTTCGTCACCGCCGATACAGGCTGCTTGCTGATTAACAATAGCGTTAGCCGCATCAATCCAGACCTGAATAACAGGATCGGCCAGAGTTGTTGCAATGATAACCTTAACGTCTGTCGGGGTGACTCTAGTAGCCATTATTTAGCCTTTTTTGCCAATTTTTCTAGAGTTGAGATTTTATCTTTCAACTCGCCATTTTCTTTGGCTAACGCTTCGTTTGCCTTGGTTAACTCCATCACGGTTTTTTGAGATTCTGACTCGCCATCTAGCTCACTTTTTAGGCGAACCTTACCTGATAACGCGGTTGCTTTCTTGTCGGTTAGCTCAACCATTTGGCCGACTTTATAATTGAGGCAATGTTTCATTGTCACAACATATTTTTTAGTTGGAACTTTTTTTTCATCTGACATTGTTTTTACTCCGAAATTTAGGCCATCCCTGGCCAGATGTCTTAATTACACACTGGCGTGAAGGATGCCGGTATTGCCATTTGAATCAACTTTGATGATCTGAACCATCGCCGCGTAAGTTGTCATTGTCTGAGGCATCATAGGATTAATCTTTACATGTGGCACAGTAATGATATCAGACGCTTTAGCTAACTGAATGGTACGAGCCGACATTTCAACATATACAACTTGGTCATCAGCTAATTTTTCAGCAAATTTAACGGCCTTAACTTCGGGAATATCCATAATACGCTGCGCAACCGTTTTAGAAGGGAACCCCGAAACATAATCCCGATCCATCGCGCCTTTGAAGTTTTTAGGGAAATAGATTACAACACTATCCATTTCTACGCCGCCTTGATTGGCAAACATACTACCGATATTAGCGATATTTTCATCAACTATTAGATCGTTGTTGGCCACTAAATCCCACTGTGAAATGGTTGCTGTTCCACGGTTAGGGTGATTTGTATAGCCGGTTAACGCGTGATTGGTTCCGCCAAACGATACAACAATTTCATTATTGCCGTTGAATAGAGTTTCCTCTAAACGCTCAGCAGTCTGGCGGATTGTTTCGCTTAAACCGGCAGACCGCTTGTAATCAAAACCCTGTTGACGCCATGGCACATCAAACGACTGATGAGTGATCGGGTTAGGTGTGAACGACTCAGTGAATACCGTATCGTTATTTTGATAATCGGTAGGGTTCATGTCCTGCAGAGCTTGTTGGAACTCGTTGATATTTTCAGTACCAATCAACTGCTCCTCAAGGCCAACGGTGAACGATAGCCCGGCTTCTTCCAAATCGGTAATACCATTAAGCTTACGGCGGCGAACTTCTGTGATCATTTCCTGGATAACCAAGAAATCTTCATGACGAACGGTGCCTGTGGCATTGATATACATTTCGTTTCTAACAAGCTCTGCGGTTGCAGAATTACGGGCAATAATTTTTCCGGTTTCTTTATTCACCAGAGCATATTTTTGCTGGCCGTTTTCAAAAAACATCTGTTCGTGAGTCGTAGCATACGAACCCCACGACGTAGCAGCCATCGCAATTGCTGCTGCTGCCATTTGGCGACTAGCGCCCATTGAATTAATTACTCTCATCATCGCTCCTTAAGCAATACGCACTTTAATGCGAGCGACAGCGCCGCCACCTGAATTATCAACGTTCTCGATTGCGTATGCAACGATTGCGTCCCGTTGTGCTGTGTCTGTTGCTGCGTCTGCTGTTGCGATACGTAACGTACCATCACCAGCCGATTCTAGAGCATCATTAACAACAATAGCCGCCGCCGATGCCGCAACCAGGGCAAACACTTCCTGCCCGGCATGATAAGCACCATAACTAACAGTTTCATTGTCTGCGTATGCTGTATCGATTGTGCCGCCGTTGGAAATATTAGACTGAGCGAATAGACGTTGTGCATTTGCCGCTGCTGTAGCGTGAACCACAACATCAGCCGCGCCAGTTTCTTCAACTAAGTGACCAGGCAAAATACCTGCCGCACCCGCTAACCGCTCGCTTAAAATTGGCGTACCAGTAAAGGAAGTACGCAGAGAAATAACTTGTGCCGCTTGTGACATAATCAGTACTCCCTATTAAGAATAATCAACAACGCCAGCGTCATCGGCTGAGTTAATTTGAATTTGAGTGGTGCTGCCTTCAGGAATTCGGGCGGCATGTTTTGCTGGCTTGGCCATACTGTTAATAATGGTCAATTCCTGCTTGGTTTTACCGGCCAACATTTCAGCAGTATATTCCGAATTAGCCACGATAGCTGTTTTTAATTCGGTCAGCTTAGTTTCTTCTGAAGCCTGGAATGCTTCAAAGTTTGCTTTGTTGGTTGTGTAAGCTTCATAACCAGCGAAATCAAAGCCGCTATTAGTTAAGATTGCTTTTGCGCCTGCTTCATCAGTGTTCGTACTAATAATCTGGTTAAGATCAGCATCAGACATCGCCATCAACTTATCTTTATCAGATACCACGTAGGTATTAGCACTATTACCGATGATGGCCAGAATAACACTTAGTTTATCCATGTCTTGATCCTCATCTTTATTAAAGGTTGGTTCGGGTTTATCAATAAATTTTTCAGGGTTTTTAATAACCTCTTTACGGTCACCCAGTAGAGAGAATACATCATTTTGATCAATAGCGAAAGATTGCTTAAAATGTTTGAGGTCCTGCCCTGTCTGGTCGACGCTAAAAATAAACGTTTTACTTTCGGGAAATACGTCACGAACCCAAGTGAATGTATCCTTGGTAACACCGGATCTAATCAGTGCTTGTAGTGATTCATGTATGTCACTGGTTGATACTTCGTTGAACTCAAGGTCTAGATTGGAAACAAAAATTTCCTCACCTTCTTCATTTAATACTAATTCGGTCCCGGCATGGTCTCCGGCTGCTACTTCATTTAAAAGTATGGCAACGTGATCAAAGTTAAAACCCGACACTTCCTGATCAAATTCCTTGCCGAAATCATCAGTACCTTTTTTGTTGATTACCATATCGATTGTTAGGCCGGTAGAAACTCCTATTTTTTCACCGGCTTCAATTCGTCTAATGGTCTCCTTACCTTCTTCAGAATTATTAGCCACCTCTTCGTCAAGCATGAAGTCAACAAACACTCGCTTACCCTTTTTACGCGGGTTACGCAAGAAGCCGCCCATATTATGCTTATTGTTGGCTACTGGGTGAAATGCTGGCACCGCAATGCCGTTAACTGTTGGGTGGCCATTAGGAGCTGGTAACATGTTTAATTGCATGAAACTGCTAGTCACCTGCTTATCAGGGTAATGTTTTTTATTCATTGCTATATCGCCGCGAATAGGCATCATTATTGTCACCAAATGTGACCGACCATCAATTTGCTCACGATGGAACTTTCCCGATGTGCGGGTGTTTATTAAAACCTTAATCTTTTTCATTTTCCAATAACCCCTTTTAATTATGCCTGTGCCGTTGCTCTTTCTTCCTGAGCTAAAAGCGCTTTTCGTTCTCGAGCAAACCGGGCACCAACATTTACCGATTCTTTACCCTGGATAGATATCCTTAGGCCGCAACGACAATTCCAAGGGCTAACATTAATATTGTTTGCCGCTTGCTGTTGAGTAAATATCTTACCATGCCAAGTAGCATGCCGATGCCTTACTTTTGAGTCGTTGACGGTTACCCATCTAACATTAACCGGCGCGCCTATTGTTTCTTGGAGTTCATCAGCTTGATTTATTCTGGCTCGCTGTGCCGCTTGTGCCAACTCAGTTGCCGCAATGGTTCTTGATCTTGATGATGCAACGCCTATGCGTTTGGCCATAAGCTCGTTAATTTCTTCAGTGCTCATCTTGCCAATATTTTCATGCAGAATAGTTTTAATCTCTGCACTCATCTGAATTGACCACTTTCTCAAAGAATCATTAGCGCGAGTCTTTAAAAAGTCTAATTCGTTTCGGTGCCTGGTTAACGTGGCCACAACCGGACCGTCACTAGTAAGCAAAATAATCTGGTTTATTTCTGCGGCGGTAGACTGGCGTTTTATTTCCGCATTGGCCGAATCAATACTTCGCGTGTAAGCTTCTTCCTGGTACTTGTTTTGCCAAGGCTCCGACATTATCAATAAGAAGTTTAAAGCGTCGAACTGTTGCACAAAGTTGTCAATCTGGAACTGTTCAATTGCGCTCACATTAGTAACAACCGAGTTTAACGGAATAGCCAGCATCCCACGCAAGAGATCACGAAAACGCCGGGTGATTTCTTTATTCCACCGACGTTCAAGACCTTTTGTTTTATTTGGGTTGTTGGTTAGCGCCATTAGTCCACCTGCAACTCATGACCCTGCGCAACCGCTCTGAATAAAGTATTCTTGGTAGGGCTGCCACCAGGGGCGCCAAGGGTTAAATCATCTTGCACAACGATTTGTAACTCTTCAAAAAGCGTACCGTCTAGCCTAACGACAACGCCTCGCTGACCTTGTCCACCGTAGCTTGACCGCATTATTAATCCATTTTCTGTGCCGCCAGTTTTAACCTGTGGGGTATTGTCGTAACACCTCAGGATAAAATCACCGTTGCTTTTCCAGTTATACAAATTTTTAAACTCACCATTCGCACGTTTAACCCTCAAAACGCAACCATTTAACAACTCTTGCTCACCGCCAAATGTCGAATAGTCGATATTATTGGTTGATCTTATTTCAAGAATTATTCTTACCATATCACCGGCTTGAGTAGGCAACGGAAGTAAGCTGAATATTTGAGGTGTTACCACACCATTAACCAACATGTTATCGTCAGAAACAACTGAGGTCGAGCCTACTGTATAGGCATGGTTAATGGGCTGATCAAGCGTAATAGTGTTAGACACTACATTTAGTGCGCGAGACTGCATAAATGTAGAGCCATCCTGTTCGGCAAGTTCGATAACGTCGCCAATTGCAGCACCATGGCCAGCTGAAAGAACTATGTCCCTGTCATCAATTGCCGGCTGCGTGGCAACGGTCGATAAAATACGCGAACGCAAAAAAGGAACGTCCAATGATTCAGTAGTTTGATCCTGAACAAATACCGCTGCCCCGGTGTTACCTCGGTTGCTGGTTTCTAATGGTTGCCCATAAGCAGGCGCTAATCTAGCCATGATAACCCCCTATTGCGCGCTTGTTTGCTTGACTAATACGCGATAAGCAACAGCAACATCAACACCGGATGGTATTACCTTTATTTCTATTGGTAACCCTGTGAAGCTGGCACCCTCGGCTATGCCATCAGCAAGCGCAGAGCCTCCAGTTTTTGTTGCCGCTAATGTCCCGTTGTCGGCTATAGCTTTAAGCCCGCCATCGACATCAGTTTTAACTGAAATAGTAAACGTGCCAGCAGTTGGAATTACCGGGCTACCACCCAATCCATCAAGCGCGATAACATCAATAAAGTTATTCGGCGAATTCGGATCGATTCGCACACCTTCCGGACCAGATTGATCGAATGTAATGGTTGCGCCGATTAGCGCCTCCTTGTTAACTCTGCGAACTGTCATATTTATTCCTTAATTTATATCACTTAAGTGATTCATCTAAAGCTTTGTCATCATCGCCAATATTTACACTAACGGCCTTTATATCATCAAGGCCAACAGCATCAAGGACTGATTGAATATCAATATCATCTTGCGATAAGTTTACGGCATCAACAACGGTTTTTAGCGTGGTGGCCTTATTCTTATTGGCCTCGGTGCTTTCTTTCTCGTTTAAAGATTTTTGAACGCCCCATTCAACCTCAACATTATCAGGTAATTTAAACAACCCGGCATCAGCCATTATTGACAGGCCGTGCAGTAACCACATTGAACACACCTGCTCTTCCCTGTCAAGAACTAGCGCGTTCCATGATGCTTTATCTTCATTGCCTGTAGTTTGACCGCCACCTTTGCCCGTTAATATCCTGATAGGATGCCCGGTTGTCCCTGCGACTTCTTCTGTAGCAATGTCAAACGACTCTCTTGGTGAAACCAAGCCAGGTTGAAGCATGTTGGCTTTCATTTTATTAAGCCGTAATACATCTTCTTGGTCATTCTGAAATCTTAGAACGTTCTCTTTTAATGCAACATTTGCTGCTGAGTCAGGATCGGAGTTAACCGTTGCACCATCAAGAGTTTCAAGCGCTAGTTTCTGCCTTGCATTACGGAAAAACGCCTCAGCAGAACCGCCGCGAACCTTGGTTATGTCTATTAACGCATTCCATACAGGCTCAAGACTGCTTGATCCCTCAATGCTTGAGTCTAACGCGCCCTCTGCCATGTGAATTATTCGCGTATAGTGAACAATGTGAGTTACAAAGATTTGTTCTTTGCGCTTGGACTGATCAAGGTTAGTTGTTCGAACCTGGTATAAAATAGGAAGCCCGAAACGTGGAGAGGCGGGATCGGTATCAACTTTTACAATCTCGATGCCATCAAATGAATAAGGGTTAAAATACATACCGTCAAAACTATTGGCCGATCCTAATGGTAGTTTTAATTCTGTAGCATCAGGGACGCCAATCAGTAAAACGGAAAAATTGCCAATACGGTTTAAAATATCGGCACGCTCTAGAGCCCGGAAAAAACCTATGTTTTTTAGGACCTTCATTTCATCGATTAGAATTTCCGTGTCACCGGCTTTAATTTTTGGGAGTTCACGCCAGCAAGCTTTGGGCAGTTTAGTTACTACAGCATGAGCGATGCCGCCACGCTTATACATGCCAAAGTAATCAATGTAAGCAAGTTGCTCACCATAGCCATAAAGCTCATTGTAGTTACGTTTACCGTCTGGTGATATACCAAACGTACCACCACTGAACCGGCTACGGATAGTTTGAACAGCATTAAGCAACACACCGAGATAACCATCAGCCTGTTTCATTTCTTCGCTATATACGACTGTGTTAGTCGTGATAGCTTCAGCAATTTTTGTTTTGTTTTTAAATGGCCACATTTACCAATCCCATCCGCCGGCGGTTTGAATTTCTTCTTCAGGAGCATAACACATTATAACGCAGTCGTTAATGTTTGGGGATTCCTGCCCTGTTCGTTTTTTCATGTCCTTTTTGCTTTCAACTTTCTTCTTGCTATTAGCTTCTGACTTCACCCATAACGCGGTGGACATTTCCCGCATTATCTTTTTCCACATGTCATCGTCATCAATATCAAAGCTAAGCATTTCTGTTGGCTCTATATCACGCTCGCCAAGTTCAATAAACCTAAATGTGTTGTAAAGCATTTGGGCCACCACACCATGAGCGTGAGCCTTTTGATTGGAGTATATTTCCGCTGGTGTCTTTTCGGTCCCTGCGATTGTTTCGTCATCACTGGCTAAAACAGGATCTCCGGCATTGAACGGCACAACCTCTAGCCTAATTGGTAATAACGGCTGACCCGTGTCGTCTTTATCCTTACCGGTCACGTTATCGTCAACGAATACACTAACACCATCACCAAAGCCGCCACACTCATCATAAGTGAATGTCGCCGCCTTGTTTCGTCTAACCATTGATAACGCTCGCCTGGTTGCCACTCTTAAATCGGATGATTTAACCCACTCGTCAACCTCGACAATACAGTTGCCATCAGCATAAACCACGGCGTTAGCATCACGGCCCTGACCAGCGGGATCGTATGCAACTTTTTTAGGACCAGCTTTAACCCAGTCATGATGATGGCTAGCGAACCTTGCCGCCTCAAGCCATTCGAGATCAATAATAATATCGCCTTCGGGCCCCGCTGGAATGCCAAGCCACTTATTTTTATATCGTCTTGGTGGTAGGGTTTTCTCGTCATGCAGGCGTTGAGCCTCAAGGAATGGCGGGAAATGCTTATTGTCATCGTAGTTGCATTTAGTTAATAGCGTTCTGCCAGGGGTGTTTACTATCCATGTTTGCCACGTTGAATCAAGTTTGTTTGCCGGGTTAAATATGACAATGACTATTGCGCGACCTGAATTGGGGCGTATCGAAGGTAGTAACTTCTCCCAAGATATATCTGATACGTTCTCAGCCTCTTCCACTAGGACAATATCAACATCAGCAATCGATTTAATGTTGTTGATATTGTTCTTTAGGCCCTTAAAGATGAACTTTGAGCCATTAAGGCCGACTATCTGCTTCTCGGTTATTTTAAAGAAGTGATGAAGATCCAACTCATCGATGCAAGCCTCAATTTCAGCCTTTACCGATTCTTCAATTGAGTTTTGCAGCTCTCTGGTGACTAACACGCGAACGCATCGAATTGTTGACTCAAGAACTATTGATTTAACTTTGTCTTTTGTCTTGCCTCCACCACGACCACCGTAATCGACGAAGAAGTCATAAAGTGAGCTAAAGAACGACCTCTCTTTTAATATCGTTTTTACATCAGTGTTATATGCCGGGGCAAATACTTTTTGCGGCGCAAAGTGCAGGCTACTCATCAACGCTCGCTGTAATGTCTCCCCATGGGGTAATTTCAGAACCTTTTGTGATACTTAGGTTTTCATTAAATGCTTGAACGTCGATGTGCTTACCGATAATTTCAAGTGCCTTATTTGCTCCGGCTTCCGCAAACTTGTATTCCCCTGTAGGCTCTCCCTGCGACATTACGGGCTCATCCTGCATACACCTATCAAATACACGCTTGGCGCTCTTTAACACCCACGCCGCGTCTATCTTGAAGTCTTTTTCAGCCAACAACCTAACTTGTTCCTTGAGTTCTGCAATCCTAGACTGGACCTCACTTAGAGAATGGAACTTTGAGGCTCTTGTGTGGGTAGATGCTTTAGTTGATTTGCTCTTAGGGAACGCCTCTCTAAAAGCATTACTCTGCTCACCATAAAGCACATAATGACCGGCGTAAGTATCTACCTCTGATTTTGTTGGTCTTGATTGTGACATGGCTTAACCTATGGTGGATAATTTGATTGGCGCGCTATGCAGGACTTGAACCTACAACCATTCGATTAACAGTCGAACGCTCTTCCAATTGAGCTAATAGCGCGGTGGTTGCATCATCTGTCATCGCGACAGTAGGGGTAGCGTGGCGTTACGCCGCAAGGTATCACCTCCTTAAGGTTTGGCCTAGGTAGCGATGCCCGGGCCGGTTGAACTTGTTTTAATATATCACAATTATTTTATAAGTGTCGATTGCTGTCTATTTTGTAATGTCGCCACCCGAAGTAAATTGCTATAGGAGCCCATACAAGAAACTTTCCACCCATCCCAAGGCAAAATCCGGCAGATATAAAATGGAAGTACATCATTATTATTCCTTATTTATTATCTGATATTTTTTGACACTGGATAAAATCAATATTTTCTACTGGTATAATTGCCAGTACGCCTGTTACTGCGCATTTTACCGATAGGTTTTTAATATCCTTGCCACCTAGGTTGTAATCTCGAGTTAAAGATCGCATATCATCATAACTCATTTTATAGCGAGACTTATTGCCAGCTTTAGTGAATATGTAAATATTGAAATTTGACATTATTCACCTCGGGCTTTTGCTAGTAGCTTGATTATTGGATCTTGGATGTGTGGAGAATTTGAATATCGGTTAAGTAATGTTTCTAGCATTTGATACATTTCTGGTGCTGCTTTAAATAACGTAAGATTAGCTTTGAACTGCTTAACGTTCGGCAGCCAATCAACCATTGGTGTTGTGGTGGCTTTTAGTTCTGCAACCACAGCCATATGACTATCAGAGGTTATTTCAGCGCTAAAACCATAGCTTTCCGTCTTTATGTCCGATATGGACCATTCGCCCGGTGTAAATTTTGGATTATTCATTACTCACCCCCCTTTAGTTTCTTAATTAATTTCTTGGCTAACCTACCTCTTACGCACTGGCCGCTTGGGTATTGAATGTAAGCTGAAGATGTTAATCCGTGACCACAGCAAGCGTTCATCAATCCAGGTAACTCACCAAGGCATCCGTCGTGGTCTTCTTTTGTTGGCTCTAGACCACAGTGTCCGCAAGCTCGCCAAACGTCGTTAGATATTAATTTCTTACTATCAGAATAGACATAGTCCCCATCGTCATTGAATTCAATTTTATAGCCTTTATATTTAAATGATTTACTTCCAGACATAATAACTCACTTATTTAATGTGATTGTGAATTTGTCGTTAGCTAGTAAATCATCAACCTCATCGACGCTGAAGTTCATATCTCGCATTACAGCAATTAGCTTTTGCTCTTCTGTCTGGATTGGTTTGAATGAATATCTTTCAGTGCTAGCTATCTGCTCGCCTCCGTGAGAATGATTTAGGAATATAGAATACTCACCAATGTACATGGCAGTAGCAACACCTTGCGCCTCATCATCATAAAACAACTCAACATCACTACCAACAGGCGGAAACTCCCCAGCATCAGCCATTGCCTGTGTGAATATTGGCTTATCTTCCTTTTGACTGATTAAATCGCCCTGGCTAACTCCACCTTTTACGCAAATAAATGTCCCATCGTCTTGTTTTTCTAGTTCGGCGCCATCCGTGGTTGTAAATTTAATCGTATTCTTTAAGGGCTTAAGATCATCATTGATTACAATCTTGACATTTGAAGGTTGTGGGCTGGTAAGCTCTATTGCTTCATCTAGTCGATTAACAACGTCTTCAATCAAATTGTTTTTTGTTTGCTCTGCTTCATCAAGGCCGAGTTCATAGCGCATGCCTTGCAATTGATCGCGAGTGTAATGCTCTTCTCCTTCAAAAAGCCCATCGATAACAAGATGTTCGAGTCCTGGCTTAAGGAACCCTGGTACACCGAGGCCTTTTGATACGTATTTGACAAAAGATGAGAAACTTTCTAAATCAACTTTAACAGCTAACCACTCTAGATCGTTTTGGGGAATGAATGTGAAGGCATCGACGAACTTGTTGTACGGGATGCTATAAACAAGTGTATCTATGCTGTATCGAACGAACCCACCATCGACCATCATTACAAACACAGTTCTTACTGGCTTATTATACTCGTCTTCATCATTCCAAAACTGCCCAGCTTTAGGTATTACGTTGCTCATGATTTTTGCTCCATTATTTCAGGGTGCTGGTGTATGTTGCCGATTACCTCTAGCTCAAAGATTTCATAGTACCCAATAATCTCACCGTCACACACGAACCCAGACTTATCAGTGCTGTACTCAACAGGATCCGTCCATTCATTAAAGTCGCCGTCAGATGCGTGAATTATATCACCCTCGTAAATATCTACGCCGTTTCTTTCTATTAACCCGACAAGCTGTCCTAACGTTTGCTTATCGACTTCGATTTGCTCACCATCGCCAAAAATAATACAAGGCGCATCACAGCCGCTTTCTATGTAATGACCGTAAACGAAATCACCAACCTTAATGCTGTTGTGACGATCATTAACTATCGCTAGGGCTCTAAATTTAATTTGACGCATTTTTACTCTCCAATTCATTGACCTGACTAACTAGCGTTTCGTGCTTTGGGTGGCTTTCGTGCTCGCGCCTGCGATAAGTTCTAAGCGCGATATCTTGCAGCTTACAAAACTCATAGAGTGAATAGCCTTTATTTCTAATTTTTCGTGTTAGTACGTTCATTTAAACCCCTAGTAACCTGTATCTTTTGTTTGTATTTCACAACCCTGACTCTTAAGCCAAGGAATTAGTTTTTCTTGAAAGCATTCGCCGCATAAATCAATAGAATCCTCTTCTGTAAATCCACCTTCTGGAAATGCAGATCCATGATTATGGCTTATTTCAACCTCATCAACCTCAAAAGCTACCTCTTTGATTTTCTTCTTGCACATATCACAAGTTGTTTCGACTAAAACTTTCTCTACTGACTCAGGGATGATTTTATTTTCATACGATTTCATTACAATGCCTCTTTTTGTCATCATTGACATTACTATATGGCATTAATGGCACTAATTCAAGTCAATTTTATAAAAAGGTTTATTGAATTTCAGGCAATAAAAAACCGGGCTTTAATCCGGTCTGTTTTCGTAGATATTTAATTGGTCAGTATTTACGTTATGATGCAAACGCTCTTATTGCAGCGGCAACTAACACCAACATTAATGAGCCGAATAATCCAAAGCCCCACTTCATGGCAGTTTTCAGAGTTTCTTTTATTTCATCGGCAGTTTTTTGAATATTTACTTCACTTTGAATCGCCAGGTCAGACTTTTTATCTAGTTCGTGATATTTATTTTCTAACCGAGTTATCTTTTCACGATCAGACCTTGAGCTTTCGCGTTCAGTTTTTAAGGCTTCCTCCTGAACTTCTTGCTTAATCATCAAATCGGTTATTTTTTTCAATGACTCGGACATTTCACCAAGTACTACTTCAACCCTTCCTTCGTGATGCTCAAACCTTATGTTAGTTTTCCTATCGGCATCATCAACCTTTTTGCTGATCTCGTTCACTATCACTTTGATCTGCTCTAATTCGCTCATTTTCTTGCACCTTTTGAAATAGCGTTATTACCACTGATAGCCCTATGCCGGTGGCTATTAAGGCCACCAGTATTATCAAGATGAAAAGTGACATGAGGCTTCCTTGATTTTATTTTTAGGGTTTTCCTTATTCCGACACCAAAAATAATTAACTCCATTGTGGCAATCGTCAAATAAATCGGATCAACAATCATATAAAAGTCATTGGCAAACATCCAAAGGAAGTCTACCACTAAATTACCTAAAAGAATCAATGAGTAAATCAAATATGTAATAGGCTTATCTGATTTTAACCCGCAATACATCACAAAAATCATTACAGCGCTGATTCTTATACAATCCATTGCTGTGTAAAGATCCCCTTCGTATGGTGTGTAATACAGGCAGAAAAAAGAGACATAACTAAATATCACCAGTCCGCATAATGCAGAAACGGTTTTCTTTAGTTTATACATTAGTAGTGATATAAAAATCATCACCGCCAATGCTGTCCAATAGAAGGTAATCACGCTTGGTTATTAACTGACTTGTTGCATGGATGGTCGTGAAACTGGAACACCTGTCGCTGCGTCAGTTTCAGTTTGAAATTCTTGTGGTGTACCTTTACCTTTGCTTGGCATGTTATTTCCTTAATTTGCTGTTGGTTAACCTGCATATAAGAATGAGCTAGTCGGTTAAGAGCGCACCAATTGTTACCCTAAGATGAGGCAATGCTCTATTGCTAACCCCCTAGGCAATCATCACTAACTCACTCATATATACAGGCTAAAATTTAATTAGACGCCAACTATAACATATAAAGTCAGAGCCACACAAAAAGCAAGAACCATCAAAACTTTCATGTTGCTTTCGTGGCAATACGGTTCTTGTTTTCTGCGTGGTGGTAGCATGATTATTTCCTTATCTTACCCAAACTCAATCCTGGCCCAAATAAAAATAAACGCACAATACACAAGCAAAACCCACGCCATAGCCAGTCCTCTTAGCTGAGCTTCCCACAAAGAAGGGTTTAACAAGCTAGAATCAAAGTTAGCAAAAGACCATGTGCTGACAACGAAAACAACCGGAATAAAAGCCAAGGCTGAAAATACTAAAAATAATTTCATCATCACTTTGATACTCCTTTGATTTTCTCCACAGTCCGAAGCCCAGCCAGCCCAAGCATAGCTAAAGTTAGTTCCATCATTACGTCAAGCGGCAATTCAGGCGTGCCAGCGTCGGGCATTAACCATTGTAATAATGGATTGATTACAAACGCAAATAAAAAACCAAAGCCGCAAACCCACATTAAGAACGGCCTAGCCCCTGCGACAAATGTACTTCTATGCTGTGCCTGGACTTTCATTATCTCAGCCTGAACAAGAGCGGGCCTTTGTGCTAGTCGCTGCTTAACGATTTCTAGCGTTAATTCTTCCTCGTCAGATGTAAATAAATCATCTAACACAGTGCCAACAGCTTTGATAGGCTCGGCAACACCACCTGAAAATAAACCAGCAAACCAACTCATGAGAAAATCCCTAAGTCCATTTGAACGCTCAAATCAAGTGCGCGTTTTGGAACTTGACGGGCCCATCGACTATCCATCATTTCGATTGCTGCGTCTGAGTAATCTCCATTACCGACCATAACCAAAGTTTTCTTGAATTTCATTAGGCCATTAACGCCCATATTGAAAGCCATGTTAATTAATACAGCTTGGCGAACAGGATCAAGAGTGGCCCAAAACTTAAGCTTATCCTGTAACTCGCTCTCAACCGCTGTAATATCATGAGCTAAAAGAAGCTCTGCTTCATATTTCGTTATGCCGCAATCCTCAATGTTACGGCCATATCCGATTGTTAACTTACCGGCGGGACATACATAAGGCTTTAATCGTAATCCTTCGTGAAACTTTATCTGCTCTAGTAATTTACTCATCATCCTCTCCAAAATAATAATTAATTAAAGCGCCCAATGCGGACGCTATACCGATAACACCAGCCGATACAGCTAGTATTGTTAGTGTGACCTCAGCCCACATGATAATCCTTAGCTGGCCCCGGCTTTTGTTCGGTTTGGTCGTAATACTCAGGTTTGGTGCCTGTCATTATAGCGTGGCACTCCACCAAAGTATTTAATCGAATAAGGCTACCCCTATTGATTAGGTGATGCCTAGTGTCTACCTGCTTTTCTATCAAATCGACTAGCTTTACAATATTTAGTTTATGATTTGTCATGTTAGTTCCTAATAATTTATTAATTCATTCAAGGCATCACTGGCGACATCGGCGGCGGCAATACCTGAATACTTGTTACCAGCAGTTTCGCAATCTTTAAGGGCGTTAATGGAGATAGCTAAATCAAGTTCTAATAACTTAAACTTCTTTTCTAATTCGGCATAATCCGAATACATAACCAACGCGCCATTACTTTTAACATGGCAAGTTTTGGGTGCTTTAAATCTTAATAATGTCATAATTTAATTCTCCGTTTTATATCATTTAAGTGATTTGTTATTAATGTGGGACCAGTCCAGAGTTTTGATTGCTTCAACCTTGCCAGCGATAATATTTAATTTTGTTATTGCCCGGTTTAAATTGGACTGCGCAACCCCGTTAATTTTTGCGCTTTGACTCACTGTAAAGCCTTTTACTAGATGATCGATGATTGCCTGGTGCATATCCTCGCTATCCATTTTTGTAAAGGATATTATTAAATCAACGCGATCTTTAGGCTCGAATCCACATACTAGATACTTCATGATTGAAACTCTCCTGCGATTCTAATTAGATAACCCTTCAAAGGCTGATCTTGCTTTTCAGCAACCGATAGAATTAATTTTGATTTGAATTTTTTGTACGCCTTGCTTGCTGATTCTGGGTTATCGAACAACCCCAAACCCTTCCTTATTCCATTGACTCTGCATCCTGCCTGAAGCTTTATTCCATCCTTACTTAACGTAACCCCTTGCGGGTACTTTCCTGTGCATGACGGAGAGTAAATTAGAAGCTTGTTAATTTCTTGCGTGACAAAAATGCACGTCCTAGGTGAGTATATTTTATTTCCTGTTTTAACTATGTCCTTATCTAAATGCTTGCCTTGCCAGTCTTGATTAATCATCCACCGCTTGAAGTTAGAAAACGTCAACCATTCATCACAAACAGAAGATCCTTTACATGACGGCTTCCTTATATGCATACTCTTCGAATAGCATCTTTCCATCATATTTTTCCATCTTTTATAAAAAGGGCAAGTAACTATCTTTCCGCATACTACTTGGTTGACAATGTAATCAGCATCGTTAACTCCGATACCATACAGGTTCTTTCTTTTTGTCTTGGAAGATTTTGAAGCTAATATTTCAATAAACATTTTCCCATCCTTTTATGGTTTAATTCAATAGCTCAACCCGTTTAGTGCTTTCGTTGCCTGGGAGTAAGTATTTCATTAACCGCACTCAAATAGGATATTCATAACATTAATGCCGCCACCCGTTAGCGTTAATTTATCCCGGCGATTAAGCATTGTTGTTATTGGTCGCTGCTCTGGATCCCTGTCTTTTACGGCACTTTCCATAATCGACAAAGCTTGATCTCTGGTTATGTTTTTATTTAATTTGCAAGGCTTGCTTCTATCGCAATTATTAATTAATTCTTGAAGCTGGCCAAAGGTAACACTACCGGCATAAGCCATTTCTTTTGCTTTTGATAAATTCATATCGTTCTCGCTTCTACTTGTTGATGGCTTACCTATAAGAGTAAGCCTAATTATTTAATTGGGCCATTGGGCTTTAGTCTAATACCTAATCGTTACGGCTGGAATTAATAGCTTGGCAATTGCTTTAACGGCCAGTTTTGCTTGTTCCTGGCTTAGTCCTGCATGAATAAACGCTTCCATAGCTGTGCGGTTAACGTTGCCACAATGGCTTTTATTCGCCGCTCTCGCTTCGATTGCTAGCTTCATCTCTTTGGCTTCATCTTGCTGGCGTTGAGATTCGGCTATCTGGGCGTTTTTAGTGGCAATTAATTTATCGTTGTGAGCGTAAGCCTCAGTGATATAGGTTAGCCATTTGGCATCCTTGGTGGCTTGCTTTGCTGCGGCTTCACGGGCGGCGGCATTAATCGCATCTTGAGCCGCTTTATTTTCCGCATCAATAACGGCTTGTTTGGCTGCAATTTTTTCACGTTCAGCCTGTGCTATTCGTTCAGCGGCTTCGGCTTCCGCCTTCGACTTGGCGTCGGCGGCGGCTTTGTCTGCTGCTGCCTTAATTTCAGCTTGGCGATCTGCCTCTGCTTGAGCTGCTCGTAAATCGATTAGCTCGTTATCTCGATAGCCTTCTTCGACATCGGCATCGAATTTAATCAAGTACGCGGCAACGTCGATAACTTGCTGTTTACCTGCGTTGTCGATAATTTCCCAAGCTGTCAATGGTGCACGGGTATCATCACGGAGCTTATCCATTTTGTCGCAGAATTCACGCAATTCCTTATCGATTAATTTCGGTTGAGCCTTTAGGAACTTATTATATGCTCGCCCTGGCTTTTCTACCGCAACCTTGGATCTTGAAACATCAGCGGCCAAGGTTGCTATTCTATCTCGGCCTTTTCCTGTTGATAGGTCAGGAACCTCGCCATCAACTTCGGCTTTTGCTTTTTCATAGAATGCGTCCAAGCCACCTGCGCAGTAAATTTTTGGGTAATTTTTTTCCGATACTTCCAGTGCCACTAGTTCAGTTTTCATTTCATCCACCTGTTAGTTTGTTAGCCTTTAATTTATTTTAAAGGCTTGTTATTGTTTTATATATTCGACCTTAGTCTAAGACCACTGCATACCAAACGACATACCAAGGCCTTCCAGCGCAATATCCATGTCCTTGATAAAGCTCGCTAGCCCTTCGCGTAATTCTTCAATAACTTTTTCATCGCGCTCAATAACTATATGGTGCAATTTTTTACAGTTGATATTTCGGGGGTCGAACTTGGCAAAGCCCCATGATTTATAACCGGTGATCATCATTGAAAATTGGCATTGAATAATTTCCTCTGGTTTGATATACCCATCTTTCGCGAAATCAATCCAGACCGATGATGACCATGGACATTTTAATTCAAGCCCTTTTTCTTCACCAATAATCAACCCATCAGGGGAGCAACCAGCGCGCATATTTTCGTCTTGATAGATAAAAGCGATACTTTCAACGCTTTCGAATGTTGCCGCGCTGTATGCGTCGTTGGCGTCGCTCTCATACTCCTTGCCCCAGGCAAGCGGCTTCGCCTTGATTTCTTCTGGCAATAATCCAGTAGCAACTGAGGCGATCAATTCATTCATGTAAGTTTGACGAGTGGCAGACGGAATCATCGGTAATTTTTTGCGAACAAACTCAGTGCAAGCCGCCTTGGTTCCACTGAAATACTCGCCCATAAATTCAACTTCGTTCACGCCGCGAGTTACCGTGTTAATTACAACGTCTTTAGGGAATGGCGCGACCGCGCCTTTCATTAGCAAGATAGACGCTTTGGACGCACTGACTACGCCAGCTTTTGATCGGTGCCACTGCTCCCCTCCCTGCTCAACTTTCGACAAATCAAAGCCCAATGTTTCGCTGTGTAGTTCCATTTCTTTTTTAAAATTTCTCATGATTTAGCATTCTCCATTTTTTTAATTATTTCGGTTGACTCGTCAGCGGTAACATCGTCAAGAGATTTTATTTCTCGGCCAAGACCATTGCTTAACCATGGTAAATATTTATCTTTTGGCTTATCTGCAAATAAACTAATTAATTTATCGCCGTAGTTTTCGGCCGGTGCCGGGGTAATATCCTTTTCAGTTTTCGGATCAAATACCATATTCATTCCCTGTTCGCACATCTGGACAATTTCAGAGGCATTAGGAAGGCGGCGGCACAATCTGTGTGTTACTGCTTTGCACCCCATACGGTCCAGCCATTCAACCCAAGGCCCGTATGAGCTGGTTTTGCTAGCTGATTTAACCTTGTTAATATCATCCATGTTCATTACTTCGATAAGCAATTCGCCGTTATTTAGTTTTGCATAGGCAAAGCATAAAATCATATCGCCACGATTAGAGAATGTTGGACGGTAATTATAGTGCTCACCGTTTTCGTCCATCCAGTATTCAAATACGTCATTTTTATAAACGGCCTTTGATGCCATTGCCGCTATTTGCCCGGACATTCTCGCGCGTTTAATAACGCCGTCTATCATTGGCAGATATTGAGCTTTTTTAATCCACTTTTTAGGTTGACCCTTTGGCGCCACGTTGACACTAAAAGTTACAAGCGCAGCCTCTTTGTTATCAGGCACCAGCCCATCTTTAGCGCACATCGTTAACGCCATGATTACTGAATCTTGATTTGCCTCACCTAAGTCCTTGCTTTGGACCATGGCGATTGAGGCGCAACGAACGAATTGATCCATTGTTGTACCCGTTGGCAACATTGACTGAATGCCAGCGGCAACCAGAGAGTTATTTAACTGATTTTGAATTGTTGCTAAGTCCATGCTCATTTAATAATCTCCATCGTATTCTTCAGGGGGATATTCTACGTATTCGCAGTCCTCGCAATACAAAGTAGAATCCTCAATATATACATTACCGTTACCGCATCCATTACAGGTTAAGTCTTCTTGATTCCAGGGGAAATCTGGATTATTCCCCTGGCAATTATCAGGCAAATTTAAGTCTTTCATTATTCATTAACCTCGCTTTCAAGATTTGCCATAACTTCGGCGACAGTGTGAAACTTAACCGTTAATTCAGCGATCGCCTTTTCGATTTTAGCTTTATATGCTGGAATATCTTTAACTTCGCCAGGAGCATTAATAATCCGTATTGGCATTACTTCATCGCATATATGCCAAATCCAAATTGAATGACCGCATTGAGGCATTAGATTTACTTGAACAAAACCAGCCTTAGTGGCCTTTTCATTTAAAGAAAACCCAACCAATTTAGCCATTGCCTTTGATATTGCTTTTTTGATTTCTACTTGCATGTTAGTCACCTTAATTATTTTTCGATTAACTGTTTTTGACGTTTTAAAGCTTAGCAACATAAAATATTATCGTCAACACATTTCATTAACTAAATTAAGTTGACATGTTTATTATCTTAATTTATATTTAATGCATAACTAACCAATGAGGCACAAAAATGAACTTACAAAAATCTTTCGATGTTGCTTTAGCAATGCGCGGTAAAAAGCAAAGTGATTTAGCTAAAGAAATGAAGGTAACGAACTCTTACATCAGTCAAATTTGCAATAATGGCTCCCTGTCTATCAGAAAACTTGCTGAGATTTCAGAGCGCTTAGAGTTTAAGCTTTGGGAATTCATTAAGTTAGGCGAAGAATAATGGAACAATTAGCGATGTTAAATTTTTTAGTGGGAGTTGTGGTTGTTGGCTGCGTGGGATATGCGGCCATTAACTTTATATCATGGCTCTTATCATTATTTGGCGGTATCTGTATAGGATGCTAACACCACTAAACTATGACCGATAAAGAGGATGACATGAAGACAGCAGAAATTGAATACACATCACAGGCGGTGGCTCACTGCCCGCACTGTGAGCAAGATTGGTATGATGTGGACGATGGTGAAACGGGCGAGATTAAGTGCGAATGCTGCGGAGAGACATTCGCTTGGTCAACTGAGCATTAATAACTTACATCGCTTAACTGATTAACCACCCAACCAATTGCCCGCACTGCGGGCTTTTTTACGACCAAAATAAATCAATCAAAGTGTTGACGTGGACACGAATATAATTAATAATGTGTACACAGTTTAAATAAAGGAATCGGTATGGAAAAGTTGAATGTAAGATTTAACGATGGCACAAAGTCAGAGCTAAAGTCCCTCTCAAAAAAGACAGGACTAAGTGAATCAGTTATCGCAAGAGCGGCACTAAACAGAGGGCTTGATAGACTGGGCGGCATCATTGAGGCGGAAGGCGTAGCTGGATGTCTTGATGTAATTTTGACTTACGAACCATTTTACAACGCATAAAAAATCCCGCAGCAACGGGACAATTAACTAACAAGGTAAGGGGTAATCACAACATGACAAAACTTGAAAAGTTAGCGATTAGAATTGGTGAAATATCCGATGAAATAAAAGATTTAAAAGGTCAGCGAGAAATAAACCTAGAAAAGTGCCACGGGTCAGAGGATGAAGATTTTGAGCGTAGCTTATGCACCGAATCCAAATTTGAACCGTTTGAAAATTGCCTAATCAACGCCTACGAATGGGTAAAAACAGATAGAGAAGACGGGCTCGATAGCAGATTCCATGACGTGATTATTGATTATGGTTGCGAAAACTGCAAGGGGGCGTATAGAGCGAAAGAAAAAATCGGATTACTAAAGCAAGAGCGTGGTCGTTTAGTTGGGAATATATCAAGAATAGGCAAGTCTTTATGAGCGCTAAATGGACTTTTTGGGCTTGGGAACAACCAATAAAAACAGCTCCTAAAAAACTGGCGTTGTTACAACTAGCCAACAACGCAGATGATGACGGCAAGAGCTGGTACTCAATTGGTAAGATGGCTATCGCTTGCGGCGTGTCAGATCGGACTTTTCAGCGCCAAATACAGGCATTAGAAAGCGATGGTTTGCTAGTTGTTGATCGTCGAAGTAATCGCCCTTCGGTTTACGTTTTAAAAGATGAAGTGTGCATTAAATTAACTGGGGTGACAGAATGTCGGGGTGACACTGTGACAGGGCAGGGCGACAGACTGTCGGGGCAGGGTGACACAGAGTCACCTCTGGGGGTGACAGAGAGTCACTCGATCTTAACAACTGATCCTGTCACTAATCCTATCAATGAACCTAACACCCGTTTTTGTGAGTTTTGGGATCTATATGCCAAGAAGGTTGATTCTAAAAAATGTGAAGCTAAGTTCAAAAAGCTAAATAAGGCTGAAGTTGATCTGATATTCAAAAACTTACCAGCTTACATTAAATCAAAGCCTGACAAGCAATACCGTAAAAACCCGTTTACTTGGCTTAACGGTGAATGCTGGAATGATGAAATTCAATCATCAACCGGAGCCGGCCGAGACATCAACGAAATCGGCACTGACTTTTCACAGCCTGAAGGTTTTAAGAAAATGAAATTTAATGAGCTAGGGGAGATGATCGGATATGAGTGATAACGTAACAAAGTTTGAATCTAGGGCATTTAAGGTTTTAGGTAAAACTTTGCCACAAAAGCTATGCGGACATAGCCAGGTTGAGGTTAACGAGCAAACTCAAATGATTGAATGCAATCAATGTGGCGTGTTTATTAGTCCTTATGATTATATTTTGAAGATTGCTAAAAATGAAATTAGCCTCAGAAGCAATGTTAAATATTTAAATAGCGAAGCAACACAGCTGCAAGGCGAAATAACGGAATTAAAACGCCAGCGCACAAACTTAAAATCCCAAGTAAACCGATTGAAAAATAAATAGGTGATTCATGAGTGATAAATCAACTTACAGACGGCTACTTGCACAATCAACCAAGGAAAAGCCTAAGTATAGCTATCAGGATTTACTAGCGCTACGGCAGCAAGGCGAAAGTGACGCAACGCAAGCATTCGTACATCAACACGAAGAACACGCCAGCAAATCGATTACAGGGCGTTCTGGTATATTGCCAATGCATCAGAATTGCTCATTAGAAAACTATGTTGTTACTTGCAAAGGCCAACAGGACGCTCTGAATTACGTTGGTTGGTTTATTAACAACTTTCACTTAAACAACGGGTGCAGCTTTATTTTTGGCGGCACTACCGGAACGGGCAAAAATCATTTGTCAGCGGCAATATGCAACGCGCTAATGGAGCAAGGCAAGCGATGCTTAATCATTACAGTGTCAGAGCTGATGATGCGATTAAACAGCTGCTACGGTGACAACGCCAAAATGACCGAAGAACAATTTTTCGACGGAATGGTTAGATTGGACTTATTGGTCATTGATGAAGTTGGCTTGGGCAGAACATCAAATAACGCATCAAACAACGAGAAGCTAGCGATCAATCAAATTGTCGACAAGCGTTTGTGTCATTTAAAGCCGACCGGAATATTAACCAATCTCGGCGAGCAAGAAATTAACGCTCAATTAGGCGTCCGCATCATGGACAGAATGAGAAACGACGGCGGGCAATGGGTTCAATTTAAATGGCCTAGCCACAGAAATCAGGGGTAAATAATTATGTTTAAAAATAAGATATTCGCAGGGGCTAAAGCATTTGAGTTAATCAAGTCAAAATTGAATGTCGCAAGCACTTCAACTGAAATGTTTTATGGCCGCATAACTATCATTAAGCACTCGCTAATGGAACCTAACCAAATGGTCACTATGGATCCCGAACTAGTGAGAATATTAAAAGAGCTAGAAACTAACAACGGATGATTTGAAATGAACAAACTAATTAGACCGCTATTTTATAAGTGGCGCGGTAAATCCGATCGACCTTGGATTGTTCAGAAAATGAAAGTAATTCCCGAGTCCAGGCGTCGAGAAGTAAGCAACCATTACGAGAATTTATTTCTAAGGAATGAGGGCGGCACCGGGCGCGACGATGCCAACGAATATCTTAACGCCATAGCTAGTGAGTATCGAACCGAACGAAAACCTGTTGAGCCAAAGGTTAAACGTAGTTTCGTTAACAAGAAGCCAGAGCAAAAATATAATAGCCGGTGTGGACTTTGGCGCACAGAAATAGACTGATGTCAATTGGGCGATGGTCTAATACCGCTAATCAGCTAAGTGATATAAATTAAACTAAATTAATAAGTGGAGAGCGAAATGATTAAAGTAAGAGTCGGGCAGGTTTGGGATAACGGAAACGATAAGGTTACTTTGGGAATATATCGCGGCGGGTTACTTAGATTTAGAAATCCTAGATTTGAATCCCAACAAAGGATGACGCTAGATGCGTTTTATGAAAAGCACGAATTCATCCCGCAAACAGATTTAGAGTGGCTGGCGGTTAATGTTGATAAGTGGGATGGCGATGAGTATAGATACGTATGGAAACGCAGCGAAATGGAGCGCGGGTTTGATTTTTTGATTGTCCCTTTAAGTTTCGCTGAATGCTACAGTCGCCAGCAATGGCAAAACATGCGTTACCACCTTGGCTTAGATAAAAAGCCGCATTATGAGTTTTTCAACGGGCAATGGAGCGAAACGAAATGACAATTAAAATGAAAGATATTTTTAAATTACCTATGGGCGCTAATTACAGTGGGATTCATGAGGATATTAAATTCAATGGGGATAAAATTATTGGCCAATTTGATACCGACCCAGAAGCAAGAGCGGCAACTATCGCTATCAACGCATACGACGCCAATCAACTAGAGATTAGTAAGCTAAAGACAGGCATTCGCGGCATTGAAATTCATGCAAAATCAATGGGCGTTACTATCACCGAGCAACAACAAGAAATCGCAGAGCTAAAGGCGATGGTTAATGAGCAGGAAAATATGCTAGCCATGATTAGCAAAAACGACGACTATATGAGCCAGCTTTGGTTTGATTGCGGTTACCATAAAAACCTTGATTCATTACTAAGTAAAACCAGAAATCAACACCTAGCAAGCGTTAAGGCTGACGCTGTTGACGAGTTCATAAAGAGTTATATCAACGTTAAAGCTATGGATGGTCATGGTGATGAGGCGGAAGATGTTAGCAATTATGCTGGTGCTTATAACAAACTCAAAGAGCAAAACACAGGGGAATAACATGCTATTAGCAAATATAACAATGATATGTATGACCGGGCCAATCATCCACAAGGTGAAGGATGTTGAGCCGCTTAAAAAAATGGCAAAGAAGCAAAGCGGTATGATCACCAGCTTTAACAAAATGCTTGGCTGTGATAGTCGCGATAAGTTCAAGGTCGCTTGGGATGAACGTCAAGAGCTACTTGCCACAGGTGTTGACCCGTCATCACTACCACCACTCAAACAAATCTAGGCGGCTAAAATGAGCTGTTACGCAGTTAGTTAAATCACGGAGGGCGGGAAGATGACCAATTACACCGAATACCTCGATCACTTCGGTCTAGCGCATTGGTGCGAAAACCGATTTAAGGAATCATTCAAACTCGACGCCAAAATAAAAATTTACAAAATGCGCCACGTTGACGGATTAATGCCAAAGGCTGTTGCCGCCCGGCTAAACTTAACGCCTAACAATGTCAGCTTTCAAATACGGAGCTTTAAAGAAACGGTTGACGAGTATTTATGCCATCTAAATATAAGGCCTTATGTGCGAAAAAGTGATGGCCACAAACCTGCACCGTGGCGTTATTTTACCGATGAATATATTGCAAGGTTGCCGACAACTTACCAAGCAGCGACTATTGGGCATTATTATTTTACCGGCAAGGTTTGCGTTAATGGCCATGTTGCAGTGAGAAGGAGAAGCGCAAAAACTGGGCAGTGCGTGATATGCCAAGCGATAGCGAACGAAGAATCGAATCAGGCTCGCTCTATCTCTGTTAGGCGCAGAAAGTTAGGCAAGGTTATAAAAATATTTGGTATACCAGTTAACATTAATAAATAGGAAAGTGGAAATGAAAAAAGTAATTATTAGAACAAGAGGCCAGGACTTAACGCCAGAAATGCTATCGTTTGGTAATAGTTGCGTTGAACATTTTATCAAGCATAAGCAGCTAAATACATACGGTTCAGATTGGAATGATTGCGCTTACGGCAATGATAACACTTCGGGACTTTCAGGTTGGGCCCAGTTAAGTAAATCAGGCACTTTAAGTGTTTTGGTTATCAGCTCGGTTGTTAAGCCATGCAATTAAAATCAGGCGATGAAATAAGCGAGTTGGTTACTTATCTCCGTAAAAACGGACTAAAAACCGATATCAAAGCTCGAGAATGGTTAGACAAATATATCCCTAACTGGCGCGAGAAGCACAATACTAAAATAACTTATGAAGATATAATTACTGATGATTCAAATTAAAAAAGCCCACTCGTGAGGGTGGGCAAAGGGCTAACATTAACAGGTGGAGTTTAATCTTATGTCGAAAGCAACCGAAATACAAATTAAAAATGAAGGCATGAAGGCCAGCGATATAATAAAGAAGTCATGCTGAGGCAATTTTCTTGATGTTAATAAAGAGGAGCTAGTTAAGATGGTAAAAGACCTAGAGCATGAGAACATGTTTTTAGCCCATCGACTCGACAATGCAATAGCGGAAATACAAAGGCGCGGCAAAAGATGAAAGATTACACATTAACCAAGCATAGCTTTCAGGATTTCATTGAGTTGGCTCAAGATGAGCTTGAGACTAACCCTGTTATCATAGTCACAACACAAAGCGGTGACACTGGTAAGTGGGGGCTAGCTAAGCTTTGGCGCGCTTGGATGTCTTCTACCGCTAAGTTTATGGCTGGCAATGGTGTAACCATGCCTTTAATGATTGGTGCTAATGGTGAACATTATGGTAAACGTCCATTTAACAAAGGTGATGCACACGAACTCTTTACCAGTCAGCACTTAGGTGTTGATGCTGATGGGGTTCGTCTTAGCTGGGCCAAGAAAGCCCACGACGGAATGAGGGCCGCAACCAAAGGTGAACGGTTTAACGCATTATTTAAGCATGAAATTTGGGCGAGCGAAAAGGGTATAACTCTTTTTAAGCCTAGAGATTCTGAATATTCACAACTAGAACAGGAGCAAAATAAATGACTACAGCATCGCAAAAACAATGGATGACCGATATTGCTGAGTGGTATCAAGAGGTTGGTTTTAATCACTGGATGCTGTCAAATATGTGGTATGATTTCCAACTCCATCATATTGGTGGTCGAAAGCTAAAGCGCAACAAGGTAGCGATTGGTCATTGGTTTATCCTGCCGCTGCCGGTTGATTTACACGACGTTAATAGTAACCATCCATGCTGCGTGACTCATCATAAGCATGCGTTTACAGATAAGTTTGGCCTTCAATCCGAATTATTCAAAGAGATGATTGAATCGATGGTTGAGCATGGAACTGAATTGCCATTCGGCCAAGATGTTATCGACGCAATAATGGACACAAGAAGATGAGAAATAAATACGGAGCAATAAAAACAACGGTCGACGGCATAAAGTTTGATTCAAAAAAAGAGGCGGCAAGATATCGCTCCTTGGTGTTATTGCAAAAGGCCGGGCATATATCGGATCTAAGTCTTCAGCCAAAATTCGACCTTATTGTTAACGGTACCAAAATTGGGTTTTACAAAGCAGACTTTCAATATATTCAAGACGGAAAAACCGTTGTCGAGGATGTAAAGGGGATGAAAACTCCCGTATATAACCTGAAAAAGAAAATGATTAAGGCTATTTACGGTTTTGATATATTTGAAACGTAAGGTGTTTAAAATTACACCTAGCATATGGGGAAGGATTATGAATAGATACTATAAAGATTCCAAAATAACACCTAAAATCGGTGATGTCGTTAGCGATTGGAGGAAAAACTTAGTCGTTGCGAGTATTGATTTAGGCGGGAGTGGCGGTGAAAATTCAGTCGATGATAAATTTACCTTGAATAACCCAGAAGAATTCGAGTTGGTTTGTAGAAAGCCGAACCCATTAAATTATTGCTAACTGACCCTTTAGGGCCAAAGGCATAATCATGTCAAAAAATAATAGGAGAATAAAATGATTGACAGAAAGCCAGAGGTAAAAATAGAACAAAGCGAATGGAAACGAGAAAACGGATTAAGAATAACAGTAAAAACGTTGCATAACGGATTTACAAACGGGAAAATGTATAGTGTTGAACACGCTAGAGACTTAGCCAACAAACTAAATCAGGCTTGCGATGATATAGAAAGCGAGAACGGCATGGCTAAACAGTTGTTTCTTGATGCTGGTAGAAAGTTAGGATTTATTGATTAATTAACTAACGCGCCTACGGGCGCAGGAGAATAAGATGGATATACTAATAAAGCACGAACCAGAAAATGATACAAAATATAATGCCGGTGATGTTTTAGGCTACAAAGATTCACCAACAAGATTTATGGTTGTTGGTGAAGATGACTTATATTTGCACACTTTTGTATTGGGGACTGGGCAATATTGGGGAGTTGCCAAGTTAAGCCCCGAAAACTTAAGCTGCCTCATTACTCATCAGCGATCTTTAAATTAACATCACTAAAGTGATTAGCCCTCCGTTAAGAGGGCTTTACTTTAGAATAACTTTCTTCCTGTTTCGTCCCATCGTCCGTCGGTGTTTTTAATAAGACTTAGGGTATCGCCAACAGCCATCACAAAGTTAACACTACCATCCAACCTAAGTATTGCTGCGTTATTGACAAGGGTTCTTGCTGCTGATGCGTAGAAGTAGATCGTCTGTCCCGGTACGCCATTTAGTAAGTTCGTAATATTAGAGCCTGCTACTAATCTGATGAAACGCTTATGTATTACATTAGGCGTCGCAGTTCCATCGTCATCTGATCCGGGCGTCCACTCCCCTGAGTAGTCTGTAGTGTTTCCATTAAATATAGTATCTCTTTCAATAGTAGGCCCTTGAAGAAGTAACGCCACGCCGGAGTTAGATATTTTATTTCCTATTGCACTCATGTCATTACACGTAGCATCTATGTGTAACCCTCGAACCGTGCCGCCCCTAAGCTTGTTAGTATCGGCACTGGTTCTTGCTGAGTCACTTATAGCTATACAAGATACAGTACAGTCTCGGACGTTATTTGTATCAACCGTACTATCTCTTAATAGGTCAGCATCGATGCCTGAGGCCCCCATATTATTTATTTTACTATCTACTATTTCAATATTACTAGAGTTGGGTTTGGAAGTGGACCTAACTAAAATCGCTTGAGCTAAACCATTCCTTACTTTGTTACCGGTCACGTTTACATCATTACGATCTTTTAAAAAGATACCAGCCTTGACAGGAGCTTCAATAGTATTATCTTCTACTCCGGTTATCCCGTTAGATACGCCGTTACTTAAAGGATCAAAGATCGCTATGCCGTACCAATTTGGAGATAAAATTGTGTTGTTTGAGACTGTGCACTGTGTTGTATTAGTTACACCTATAGCACCAGGCGCTAACGTTTCTGCGTCTGTGTCTTGGTTTGTATCTTGTATGTTATTATGCGATACATCACAATGTTTCGCGCCTTGGATATAAATACCAGCTCCAAAAGATAAATTTCCCGCAGCTACGTTAAGTATCGAACCTCTTACGCCAAGAATGTGATTGTTAGTTATAGTATTATTGTCTGCACCGTCAGCGTTATTCACTCTATAAGCCAATATTGCGTATACATAACTATCTTCGATAATGTTATTATCTACAACATTATCCTTTGGGTTAGTCCCTAGGTTTATGGACTGCATTTCTATACCGGTGGCGTTGCTTTTAATATAGTTGTTAAGGACTTTATTTCTAGAGCTACTATCTACTAGCGCGAGCGCAGTACCCCAGTCTGTTGACGTTTCATTAAATGGGACTGTTGAGCCGTCGACCACATTTGCGATAATCTCACTATCAGTGGTGTCCTGAAACATAACTAGAGAGCGTTTACCATTCTTTCCATAATTATGTTTGACTTTACATTTGTTACATCCAATCATAAATATGCCAGAACCTTGGAAACTGTTGCCGCTGGAAGTATTTGTTAGATCTAGGTTTAGCCCTGAAATGTCTATGGCTGTGCCAGCGTTAAAAGATAGAACGTTGTCCCCGGCAACCGCACAGTCGATAAGGGTGTTAAACCCTTGGCCTCTAATTACAAGACCCGAAACGCCAACCCGGTGGACTCTTGACCCGATTTTGTATTTTAAAGCAGGAGTCGAAACCCCGATCTCTAAAGGCAACCCTGTTGCTATAGCTAAGTCCAGCGCCGCAGCGTATGCGTCCGCGCGATCGGTCCCGTCGGGTATAAAGCCGACGGCGTCCGCAGATATGAAACCAACCGGCCGGTAAACTAACGCTAGGGCACCAGCACCAACCGAAACCCCGGTGGAGGCCACGATGTCAAAAGTGTTAGCCGTAACGGTAGATAGTAAGACCGTGACCCACGTGCCGCCGCCGCCCTTCCCTAATGTGTGCTCCGCTACGAGCAAAACATCGTCTAACTGTAATCTGTCATCTGCTATAGCAATTGCTAACGTGTCTGGGTTTAATCTGTCTGTTCTTTGGTTTACCGTCGGACTAATGGCTAAAACAACTGGTGTGCCGTTGTTGTCAAATTCTGCATTATAATTGTCGTTTTTGCCAAAAAATTTAAATTGACCCAAATTATCAGTTGTTGCGCCTGTCTGAGTTATCGGTATTGTTCCTGCTGAATCTGAAAATATTAATGATAATGCATCACTCGTCCCGTCTGCCTTCCTATCTCTAATCTCAATGGGAGCATTTGGTAAAACATTATTTGGCGCATCAGTTTTTGTAAACACTGTCACAATGAATTTACTTAAAGCCATTATACTATTGCTCCTTTAATATTTAATGGGTTGTTGCCTGATGTGATTACGACAGCGTTGCCATTAGTCACGATTGCCAGGCCAGGATTGCCGCCCAATGTATTTAGTGGCGCGTCTTCACCTGCCTCACCGAACTCTCCGCCTGATATTGACCCAACAACACCAGGACCACCAACGCTACCGTCTTGACCATTAACTGATATCACGGTTTGACCTGTGGTTCTAGTTGTTTGATCCGGCGGCGGATCATCAGGGGTGAATGTAAACGATATGATGCCTCGATCACCACCAAGCCCACCAACATAACCAGCACCGCCCGAACCGCCGTTACCTTCTATTTTTGATACTATTCTAGTTATGACATTGAATTCACCAGAGCTATCAACAATGTGTTCGTATTCTGCTCTTGATCTTGTTCC